TACACGAACAGCAACAGCTTGCAAATCGTTTGGATGTGTAAAAGCTACAACAGCTTTATTCTGATAAGTACCTGTCGCAATTTGATTACTTTGTGTACTATTACTAGTAATACTAGTAATAACGGGTACTTTAGTAATACTGTTTTGTACTAAAACAACGTTACTTTTAGATATTTTTGGATTATAAGTTAATAGTCCGCTTAAATTTGTTGTGTAAATTTCAGGTGAATAATCAACTAGGGTTAGTCGTGCACTGTAGTTATTGCTTGGTTCTACTGCAGTGACTATGCACTCTTGCACAGTATTAGTAGTTAAACCTATCATAAATAAGTTATCAGTTTTTACGCCATCACCTACCGCTATATTAGGAACTGTAATTGTACTAGTATATCCTGTAGTACCTATATAAGTAAAGTTTCTAGTTACACTACCGCTACCAGCAGTAGCCGTAATATTATTAGTTCTAATTAATATAGTATACTGAGTATTTGCGGTTAAATATACTGGCTCTGTTAATGTTAATATAGTTCCTGTTACTACATCATCTACTCCTGAACCTAAACGTCCGCTACCAATACCCCATTGTGGAGTACTATGAGTAACCTTTACTTTGTCGCCACGAGTACAAACTAAATTTTCAAAATCTACATTAACAGTATACGTTTCTGGACGTAGTTTAATTTGTGCAAAGTGCCAGCGCGCTAAACGTACGGCTTGGTCAGGATTAGTTACACCAGGTAAATTTATTTGTTCAAATAGGGTAGCACCAATTTTACCGTTTGCTGTTGTTGGGCCGTAACCATAATTATAAACAATAATCTCGTTAGCCTGATAAGCTAAAGTTTCATCATTTAAATTAATACGAAAAGCGTGAGGTAATACGGGTAATACTTTGGTTGATTCAAACCCCCAACTATTATGTTCAGTAAAATGCTGAACAGTATGTGATCGCTCTGTATCTATTACCACGCCCCATTTACCATCTATATATGTAGGGCTAGCTTTACCAGCAGCACAAATGTCACGTAGTGTATCCATTACGCTTTGAGTACTAGACACTACTCCATTATAGGCAAACTTAGGGTGATAAGTAGCAAATCCACCACCAGTCCAAGTACCTGTTGCGTAAAACCCTTCTCCTACATTATTAGAACCAGCTCCAATAGCCATCCAATTAGTAGTACCTGCAGTTTTAATAACATAATATGTACCCGTAACTAAACTTTCGGAACTTACGTCTTGAGGTATAGGGTTGCAGTAATTATGCCATGCAGTTAAACTAACAAGATCAATCTTGTCTGCTGTAACTTTGAAAGCATTTGCAGGGTGCATTAATACATAAGCAAACAAACTAGCAGGATTATTAGTTTCTCGTAAATTTTGCCAACTACCAGAAGTTCTATCATAATCCCAAGTAATAGTTTGAACCATGGCATTAACGCCATCTATTTGTCCGTTTACTTTACTACTACTTTGTACTCGTACGCCAGTTTTTGCTAAAAAGCAACCCGGTGGATTTTCCATAGGTAGTTTTAAACTGTCATACGCAGTAACGTTTGTTAAAACTGCTTTATGAAACTTTTTTTGGTCAGCTTCGTCTTCGGTTTCGTCAAAGTTTGTACGTCGAACTCGTACTTGATATTTAGCTCTTGTAAGATTTTCAACTGAATGTACCCAGTTAAAAGCATCTTTGCGTTTTGTAAACCAAGCACCTTCACCAAAAGTAAGAATAGTATTTCCAGAAGCCTGTACGTTAACCCCATTATTAGCAATATAAGTAATTCTAGCCGCTATACCTTTGTGCGAAGCTTGATTATCTACTCCATTTAATACAATCGCATGATACCCTGCTTTTAATTTAATTAAACCTTTAATGCTTTCAGCATCAAACCTAGTATCTTTAGGAATTTGTACTGCACGGACTCCTGCTATTAAAATTTCGCCTTGATCGTCTGCAGCGGCTTCTACTGTATAATATCCGCTGTAAGGAAAATAGACACTAGGTACTACATAGTTCCATGAACCGCCATACCCGCTTGCTGCTGGAGTAGTATTACTAGTACCCCAAACAGAATAGCTTGTTAAAAAAGGCCCCCAACTGCCAGGACCAAAGGCCTTAACAACTGCAGTGTCTACTATATTAAGAGTACTCCATATTTCTACTTCACCAGCAGTAAGGTCGGCTCCGCTAGCGTCTGCATACACTCGGCCTGATGTTATTTTAACGGTTTTAATTGCTGAACTACTATAGGTAACACCTTCTCCACTACCTGTTGTTTCTTGTGTTTCAATTACTTCATAAGTTAAACGGTCTTTGCCACTGTATGCTGCTATAGGATGTGGAGTAATCTCAGTAATTGTGCCGCTTTGACGCTGTTGATAAACTGTATATATTGGCAAATATCCAGTAGGTATTTGTGGTTGATAGCTTTTAGTGCCACCAGTACCTAGTAGAGAACTATACGCATTTTTTGCATACATTGCTTGTATAGGATCGGTAGCATTTAAACCTAGTTGATCAGTTACAGCTCCATCAAATCGTTGTACTCCTCCACCAGGAGACAAGCAAAAAGTCGTATAACGATATAAACTTCCTTCAAGTTCTGCGTCACCTGGGGGAAGCATTGTAAAAAGTTGATGTGCGGTAACATCGCCGGGTTTAAAACTATATATATTTAGTGCAGAGCTGGAATCTTCTTCTGGCCAAGGTAAATCGCTGGATTGACGCATTTGTATTTCAATACCACAACTAGTTGCACCTATTTCACCATTTTTAGTATTAATTTTACGCATGCCTTCTGGAAAAGAAAGCACAATATCTACTGCATCAGCATCTTGTGTTAAATCTACTTGCTGCCACTTTTTTGTACCGGAGTTACTAGCAGTTATATTACTAGCATTATTTGTTAACTCTAGGTTAACTTGTTTTTGTTGAACATCACGTCCATACTGATTGTTAAAAGTTCCGCCTATGCCGCCTGCTGCGTTTAATACATAGTCTCGTGCAAATCCATTAATAGTAATAGGTCTTGGCACAGACGCAGGTTCACCAAAATAAAAATCATCTATGGGCTTAGCGCCAATAGACAAATCTGTTATTGAAAGTGGGCCAAAACCCCAAACAACAGCAAGATTTAAAATGTTTGTTTCTGTTAATGACTCAATATAAGGAATAGCTCCTAAAGTACCTGTAAATCTAACTTTACCTAAAACAACGGGAATTGCTCCGTATGGGTTTGCTTGATTGGCTGAACCAGTGAATAAATTTAAGGAGTTAGCACTACCAGGATCGTTTGTTTTTGGTGGACGAATTGGGGCAATAACATTTTGTAAAACCATACTTGCCATTTGAACAGCAACTGCACCAATAAATTTTTGAGTAGCAACACTGGCTGTAGGTGCTATAAATTCCCCTGCTTCTAAGGGTATACCCGTTTGGGACATTATATAAAGTGCTGCAATTTGTATTATTAGACGTTTTGTTGAGTCACCTTCAACCGTGCTTTTATAGCTAATTTGTTGCCCTCTTTTTACAGTAGTAGTTTCCCACTCTGATTTAGGCACAACTATGCCGTCAATAATAATTACTATTTTACTTACTAATTCTGTGCTTACTGTATATTTAGAACGTATGAACTCTACAAAGTCACTAACAGTAGTTCCTTCTACTGTCCAGTCTCTGTATACGCTAAGTTTTAATGGATGTGGGGCTCCTACTGCTTGTATTTGTGACTGTGGAGAGTAGCTATAAAATCCTACAAAACGATTTTTCCATTTAATGTTGTTTAGCGATTCAATTACTGAATCACTGCCACGACGGCAGTGTAAAAACTTGTTGTCACCTATAAACACACCTACGTGCATAGGCTCACCAAAAATATTGAACAGACACAAGTCTCCAATAGTTGGTGTGGTAATCTCTTCCCAGTTATCTTTATAAAGATTAACTGCTTGGACAATATGCGGATCGGTTCCACCAATATACTCTTCAGTATAGCTTGGTAAATCTATTCCAAATTCGTCTCGATAAACCAGACGAGCTAACCCCCAGCAATCTACACCAATTTCAGTTCTGCCATTATCTAAGTAGGGTAACCCAACATATTTGTCATAATTCATTAGAATAATCCTGGGAAGTAACTAGGGGTAAAACTAAAGCTAGGAAATGGTTCAGTATTATAACTTACCATACCTAGGTTTAAACTAACGGTTTCGGCATTATATGTTGCCGATGTAATATAATAATCTTGTATCGATGCTTCTATATAATTAAGATTACTTGAGATAACTAGCTCTATTAAAACTTTAGTTCTTACTCTTAAATGATCTCTGATAACTGTTATAATTTCTGGAGTAACAAAGTTTAGGGTAATAGTACAATCCCCTGGCCCTGTTTCTTGATCGTTAGGTAAGTTTAGTGTCATAGGAACAAATAAGTATTCGTTTGAATTACTTATAACTCCATAGGCAATTTCATCATCTGTAGTAGAGGGCAGTCTTTGAGTATAATTATCACTTAATCTAATAGGCGTAGTTGCTGCGTTTGGGTCTGTTGATCCATTGGGATCATATACTGTTAAAAGCATTATAAGCTGTTCATCTGTTTCAGACGAAAACATTGCTTTAATAGCTGCGGGTGATAATTTACTTAGTCTGCTCATTATGGTAATATCTCAAATTTTAAGGAAGTGTTCCAATAACCTGGCGCTAAATACTGTAATTTAAAGAACTCTCCCTCACCACTAGGAACTATACGTACTTCTACGGTAGCGTTTGTACGTGGATGAGGAAAGCTAAATCGTTTAGTACCAAGTAAGGTATTTTTAATAAAATTTTCTAGCGTTGTGCATTGAGCAGTTGTTAGTATAAAAGATAAATCCATTGTACTAACACCTGTTCCTCTGCGACGCATTTTTGCAGGACCAGAGTCTGTGGCTGAACGTATAATATTTACGCCAATAGACTCTGAAAATCCTTTTTGCGGTACTTGTGGTAGTGCTTGTGCTGACCATGCTGGAATAGGCATACTTATCTCCTTGCTAATGCAGGTCTGTTGTTAAAACTACCTGCTAGTGATTGTTGTACCGGACTTCCTGGTCTTGCTACTTCGCCTGCAACCATATCTCCAATAATAACTTCAATTCGACGATTTCCACGTGAATCGGTAGTTTCTTTAGTAGTTGCTTTTTCATTTCCAAAATTATTAACAACCACGTCTACGTTACTACCACCATTGCCACCACGAACTCCAAGATTGCCGTTGCTGTCACGCTTTAGGGGCATAATAGCTTCGGGTCCTGCTTCACCCATTAATCCAGTACCTTGTGCAAATTTAAATAAGGTAGGTTGATCAACAACTGAATTAGTAAACATTCCGCCTTTGGCGTACATTTTAAGTCCCGCATCGTATACTCCGCCTTGTGCTGAAAGAGTTAGAGGCCCAATCATACTTTCTGGTAAAGGTCCTACAAAACTACTGCTACCTGGAACACCTACACCAGTAAGCATACCAAGCATGCCACTTAACCCACCAACTCCAGAAAATAGTGCAGACATTTGTGCGCGCATTTCAAATCTAATTAAATCCATCAACATTTGATCTACAAGACTTTTAAAGTCTAGTTTACCAGTTCTGGCAAAGTCAGCTAAAGCATCTCCCATACTTTGAAAACTATTCTCTACAATCTTAGAGAAACCAGTCATTTTACTGCCAAGCTTTTCGTTTAAGTCAACGGCATTCAGTTTTTGTGCGTTAGTAGCTGCTAATGCTACGCTTTGACCATTTATAGACCTAGTCATCTCATCTATTTCTTTACGCTCTTCAGTTGCTACAAAAATTCCGTCAGACTCAATATCTTGCTTTCGTTTTTCAAGTATAGATCTTTGTTCTATTAGCTTATCTACCTCGGATTGTCCTTGTGCCGTCTCTCTAGCTATTCGACCTCTGTCTAAATCTGCTTTTTCTTTGACAGCGTCGAAGCTAGTAACTAAACCAAGTTCTTTTCTATAGTTCAACTCGTCTTCTGCTTGTTGGCTTTGGGCATCTGCTGTAGTTTTCTTAAATCCTGCTAGTTTCTGTTCTAGGGTAAAGCGTGCTTCTAATAACTTTAATTGGTCTTGTAAACCTTTGTTGTCTTTTTCTTTTTCTTGTCTCTGAGTAACTAGTGAGAACTCTGTTCGTTTTAAAGCAATGCTTTGAGTGTTATCTCTATTTTTTTCTTGTTCAAGTTGTGCAATTTCATCTGTAATCTTTCTCAGTTCAAGTGCAAACTTGTTTTCTTGCTTTTTGTTTTCTAGGCTGGCGGTCGCAAGAACATTTTGTTCTGTTGAAAAACCAACTAAATTAGTAAGTATACTTAGTCTAGATATATCTTGGTCAAGCAGTGCTTCATTAAATGCATTTAATTTACTTGCAACTTCAAATTCAGCTGTTTTAATTCTAAGTCTGTCTGATATAGGTTTGTTATCGTTTTCGACTTTTTGACGTTCTCTAACTTTGTCTAATAAACCTTGCTGAAATTCAGCTTCTTTTGTGCCATCTTCAGTATTAAGTTTTTCAGCAATAGTAATAGCTGTAGTATAACCTTCTATTTCTTGTAACTGCTTATTTTTTAAAACTGTATTTTCTAAATCTATTTTTTCTTGTGTTCTTTGAGCACTGTTAAGTGTATCAATACTAGCTAAAATATCAAGTCCGGATTGCTGCTGTTGAAGAATATCGTTTCTAAGATTACGTTCTTTGTTTAGATCTTCTAATTTACCTAGGGCAGATGTTCGTCTGCCTTCAATAGTATTAGCTACGCCTTGTGCGGCGGTTGTTGTTCGGTTAGCTTCTTGTGCTGCAGTTTCTCTTTGAACTTTCATAAAACGCTGTTTTAAATTTGCATTTGCTAGCGGATCATCACTTGTAAGCATGCTGTTTAAATTATCAGTTTTTAGTTCGCCTTTGGCTACTTTCTCCATAGCTTGTTTAAAGATACCTGCTGCTCGTAATTCTGATTCTCTTGCTGATATTGCTATTGCAGGGTCGCCATCTTTTTGAGACTTAGCTAATGCCATTGTGGCATTACTTTCTTCAATTGTTGCAGTTAGTAGTGTATTACTTGTTATTAATTCAATATTAGATTGAATTAAGTTCATTTGAATCTTTATCTCATCCTGCTTTAGTCTAGTAGTTGCTTCTGCAGCACGTTGGCCTGTTAAAGCTCCTATACTTGCTTGCGCAATAATTACTGCAGCCTTTGCACTAGCCTGTCCTAAAGCGTCATATATAAGTTTTGAACCTTTGGCAAAAGAAGCATCAACACCTTGAACAAATAAATCTTTGGCTTTAGCAAAAACTTGGGTGTCTATACC